GTGTTACGCTGGAAGCCTTTGAACATTTCTCCACTGAACAATTTTAAATACAGTGCTCTCTGTGAGCCAGCTGCATTCAGTTGACCCGTCCGTGTAAGGCTTGCTGGGTCATTACTTGATTGTTGTGCCATTTCTAAGAATGATATTGGTTTACGTTTCTCAGATCTGAATTTTTTTTGGCCATTTTTTTGTGGTCTATCCCACCGTCTAGACGGCTCAAGGTATCTGCCTTAGCAGGCTCTCGCCAATAGAGATGGGAGGACTTGAACCTCCCTGTACGGCCTTACTTACCGATTACTCTTGTGTACTTGATGCCACGATATACGTAAGTTACAGTCATTGTATCTCTCATATATCCAAGCCCCGTTCCATGCTTGGGTGTCATGCGTCCCTATCGGGATGAACGGACGGATAATCTCTTCCGTCTTTTGTGATTATAATTAATCCTTTTACTACTTGTCTTAGTTCTATTGAACTTGGCCTTCTCGCCTTTAGACATCTCACCTGTAGTCTTAGGTGTTTTGGATGACACACGTTTAGATGGTCTGCAAGCTGGGTAGCCTTTACGCTTCTCACCTTTCTGTCTGCCACAGGGCTTACCAGTTTTGGTGTCAACCCATTTCTCTTGGAACCATCTACGTAAGCTCATCTTCTTTTTGCTTTGCTATAGCCGGGGGCAGTCTTCTTCTTGCCACCAGCTTTGACCTGACCCTTACATACCTTAACAGCATATGCGTTTGCGTATGCAGATGGGTATACTTTAAATTTTCTTTTGGCAGCTGCTTTACCACGTGGACATAATTTACCCATTACTTCTTTTTACCTCCATGTTTGCAGCCACACTTTGATCCTTTTTTGTGTGCCATTAGTCGTATAAATCTGTAAGAAAGTTATTCATTCTTTTATCTCTTTCCATGCCTCGTGAAGACTTGTGTATGATACCAATAGCTCTAGCTTGATCTTTGGCACTGAGATTTTTAATGTCTTCTACTTTTCTAACGATACCTTGTGCGACGTTTACGCCATCTAGTTTTCCATCGTTAAATGCGTTTATCTTTTTTGCACCTTTAGATGCTCCTGATTTTGCCATGTTAGCATTTCCATCTACGTAGGGCAAGTGCCTTTCGTGTAGGCTTGCCGTTTGGTTTTTTAAGTGGGCCTTTCATGCCAGACATGCGAGCACAAAATGACCTCTTTCTAGCCCCTCCTCCGGGCTGTGGAGCTTTGAGATTAGAGCCAGTGGCACGATTGTACTTGGCTCTTCCCTTCGCTGTCAGGCCGCCTTTGCGGCTCTTCTCACCTCTTCCGAGAGACAGGCTTACTCCCTTTCTTTTTGCCATTCTTTCTTAGTCCTTTAAGATCTGCTCCTGTTATCTTGTTGCGAGGTGGTGCAACAGCAGCGAGCTTTTTTTGTTTGGCTGAGTAGCCGCCTTTACCTTTTGGCATTACCAGATTCCGGGTATGATCTGCCCTGTCCAAGCGTAGTTGAGTAGAGCTGCGACTATGCCTATCATAGCTAGTCTTCCGTTAAGCTCCTCTGCTGGATGCCATTTTTGATTTTCGTGGTTGTGGTGTGTCATTGTGTTATGCGTTATCGTTTACTTCACCGTTGAAGCTGGTGGAGCTGTGAAAGATATCCTCTTTCTTTTTAGCCTTTGCTAATCTCTTAGGAGCTGGAACATAAGGATTATTGGGGTTTTCCTTAGGTGCATCGTATGGCCTGTTTGGAATACCACCGGGTTGCTTAGTATCTTTACCCATTACTTCTTACCTTTTTTCTTTTCGATGATCTTTTTGAGTGCTGCTGGTAACTGTTTCTTAGCTCCGCTTCCTCTCTTCATTGTTTTCTTTTTGGCTGACATCTTTTTGCCGCCACCGTAATGTCCGGGCATAGTTAGAACTCCAAGTCTGATCTGTCTAGTTTTTCAATTATGTCTTGTCTGTAAGCAGGGTCGTTGTCATAGCGAGGATCGCTCATTGCTCTAACTAACTCTTGCTGACTACGGAAGACATCACCGTTGCTTTTAGGTGCTTTACCTGTATACATTGTACCTTCTACTCCATTAGCTGCATCGTATTGTGCTTTGAGTCCAGCAGCTGCTATGCGTATAGCACCAACACTGCCGGTGTTTACAATACTATCAAATGCACTTATCTCTTCTTGACTAAGATTAGTCCTTGCCCAGTTCAGCATATTACCGTAGGCTTGTTCACCACCTACTGCGTTTTGAACTTGATTGATGTCGGACTCTGATAAGTCTATTGCTGATGCTTCTCTGGGTTGATACTCGGGTAACTGCTGTACCTCCATGTAAGCTTTGACTAAATCTTTGCTTGACATAGATGAGAACTTGTTAAGAGTGTCTTCTGATAACTGTCCGTTGTTATCATAGAACTCATCAGTAGCAGAAGTTATTAGTGTAGCACCGTCGGATAAGTTTGGCTTATCCTCCGGCTGCTCCTCTGCTGCTGATGCCGTTTCTGTCTCTTCTTGTTCTACATTATCACCGAGTTTCTTTTGCAGCTCGACATAAGCTTTCTCGAGTTCCTCTGCATTTTTGTATTTACCAGCCAGTAGCTGTTCCTGTTGCTCAACGAGTTTCTCGCCAACGGCAAGAGAGTCTTGCTCATCTGTTGTGAGATTGTCTGCTACAGTTTCAGTCGTTGTTTCTGGTTGATATGATAATGTTTCTGCCATATTATTGTGGTGGTTGTTGATCTGTACCGCCTGCTATACCTTGTATTAGTGCGGTTGCTTGGTCTGCTAACTCTGGGTTCTTCTCTGGATTCATCAGTGGTGTACCAGCAATCTGACCTGTCTGATCGACAAGTGACTTCTGACTCATCTCCTGAGCTCTCTGTTCCTTGAGCATTTGTAGTTGCTCTGGTGTACGTACGAGATTGAATACGTCGATACCCTGTGCAGCTGCAAGCCTTTTGATAGCTTCGCTTGGGTCTATAAATTGTAGCAGTGCTTCTGGCCCGAGGGTCTGAGCTACTGTACCTATAAATCTGGTCAAGGCTTCGTTGTCCTGACCTCTACCTAAGCTATTGATACCAGCTACGATCTTAGGTCTGACGACATCTTTGGGTAGTCTTGGTATCTGATTTGTACGCTGTAGTATTAGCAGCGTTCTGTTGAGGTAGGGTATGAGAAACTCTACCGTCAGTAAGCTGAACAGTCCACCAAGGGATTGCTCTAGCTCTAGCTGAGTAAGGCGTACCTCTTCAGCTGTAACTCTCTCTGCGTTTCTGATGTTCATAACCAAGAAAGCTTCGAGTATTCTTTTTTCTATTGCCTGTGCAAGTTGTGCAGCTGTAGCAAAGTCTGCTGTCTTACCAACTTGTACGACTCCTACGTCTTCTGGTCTACCCTGTATGATAGCTCCGTTACCAGCTTTGGCGAGAGTGCCCGGCTTGGTTGTCGCAGATGGTGAGACAAGAAAGACAACTTTACTTGCCACACTTGCTCCTTCGACGAGAGCTTGAGACAATCCTTCGAGGCTCCTTAGATCCCCGATGAACTCTTCTACTCTACCACGTCCGTAATCTTCTCCGTCTACTGTATTGAATCGAAGCACTAACCATGGAGAGGCGTTCTTCGGTGCTGTGCTCTGGCTACCCGGTAGGATCTGATCGTCCACTTCCTGATGCCACTTCCAGTTACCGCTGCTCTCGTCCATCCTAACACAGGTGTATACCTCAGCGTCGTCTTCTGTTGCACCATATTCGTCATTGACATCTTCGTTAGGTTTAGCTGGTGCAAGCCCTAAAACCTTTCTGCTTATTAATTCTTTGGTAACTATCTCTATTACGTTACCATTACCATCTCTGTCTACTACATATCTCTGTAGTGGATAGTGTTTTAAACCATCCTTGCCCATAAATATAAGAGCATTGCCAGATACAATGAGGTGTTTCAAAGCTTGGTGCACTACGACTCTATCGTTTGATGCAGAGATGTAGTCAGCTATCATTCTTTCTATCTTTGAGAATGATAAGTCTAACTCACTACGCATTGCAGGGTCTAGTGATTCACCTAGTTTGTCATCTCTTACCTGTAGCTTAAAGAAGCTGGTCTGTGGTGGTAGTATAGCTAGCATAAGTTTTGCTGCTAGTGTAACTACAGCCTTAGCTCCTACGCTTTGGTAGGGTTGTAAGAGCGTACGTTTGCCTTTAAAATTTTCATCACGAGTAACTAAATATGGTAAGGTAAGTTCAGAGCACTCAACAGCTGTGTCAAGAAATTGTGATCTTCCTGTCTCAAGCTGATTGTACTTTTCCCTTGCCTTATACATTTAGTCCTCCTGTACCACCGCCGGCATCTCCTCCGGTGTTGATATTGATTTTAAGAGCATCTGTACCTGTTCTCTTAGCCGCTCCACGGGTGTCGTCTTTTCTTTGTGTTGTTCCATACTCTACGCCTGCTACATCATCTGGGTCTAATAACTCTTTCTTGCTAGGTAGTCTAGCAGCCTGTGTTAAATCAGGGTTTCTTGGTTGAATAGGCTGTGGTGTAGGCAGCGGAGTTGGTTGTCGTGATCTAAATAGACACATTATTCTTCTAGTATAGATTTAATATATTGTACCACTTCATACTGTCCTGAGCGGTACATGATGGAGGCTATATCCTCCTTGGGGTGGACAGGATACCAAGCGAACTTGGATTCCAAATCCTCTACTAACTT